TAGGACTAAACATTTTAGATGCCATTATACTTCTTGTTATTACATTCATAAGTGTTTTCTCCTACTTTTATTTATGATTCTCTTTATCATGCACCCAACCTTGAGCGTCACTCTTCCTACCGAATGCTGTGATAAATTTTCCTCGACATCGTACAGTCCAAAACTTACGATGGTTTCCAAGTTTCTCCTTCCGTATACTATACGACGGAGGTTTATCCAGTGATTCCATTTATATCTCCTTTTAAAACAATTTAAATTCAGAACCAATCTGTAGAATAAATTTTCCTTTCCACTGTGGTCTGTATAATACAAACAGTTTTGCAATATCTTCCATGGTAACTTCATATCCTTTTCGACTGCAACTGTCATAAACACTAGTAATATACCATTCAGGTTGTGCATTACTAAACATTTCCAAATACGTCAGCAAACATTTATGAATAACATTAGCTGAACCAACATATTTAGAATGGTGTTGAATATTTTCTTTCATCTAATTAATTATTAACCAATTTAGTTATTAACCAATACACACTTAATATAAATGATACTATTAAAACTATATATGCTAAATACTGCTTTAATGCCCAACGTGTCATTGGACTCATAGAATTCAATTCCTCCTAAAATAAATTAAAAAATTTCCATAAGCTTTTTAATGTAATAAACCAAACACCAAATGAAAATACCAACATACAAGACCAAACAACTAATTTTTCCCAATCAAAATTCATAAGCAATCCTATCTTTTATTTATAAATGTAAACGTTTACAGATTTTTCTATATACCAACATTAATAAAGTAAACGAAAAAACCATCGTCGGCCAAAACATAATATTACCATATAAACTTAATATTAAAAAATAACTCAATCCATAACCCATTACATAAGTTATTAAAATAATAAAAAGTAATTTTCTAAATTTCCCAATCATCTAACCATTCCTGAAGTGATTCTATTACATTATCTGTCCATCTCGGCCAGAATAAACTCGTCCAACCAAAGAAAGCAATTGTAAATATTCCACAAACTGTTCCTAAAAAGGCACCAATTATTCTCATTACTTCTCCAAATAATGATCCAATGTACCGTCATTAATAGGCAATACCATTAAGATCAATCCTGCAATTCCGAATAAAAATCCTACTGTATAATTTAAATCAAATTGTTCAATTCCACCTACAGCACCAAGTACCAAAAACAAACCAACCAGTAATCTAATCATCTCGTATAAATTTCCTTTGCCTTTTCTACACCTCGTTTAAAACCATATAAATCTCCCAACAAATATGTCAATCCACTACTTGTAACTAGCAATATTAACATTATAATCATTTGACTATTTTCCATTATTCTTCTCCATCATCAATTATGTCTCCCCAATAATCCCAAGGAGTTTCAAGTTTATCATCATCACAGATTGCACTTTTCAATTTAGTCACATCTTCGTTCAGTTTAATCAACAAATCTTTAATCTCTTTCAACTCTTTTTGGATCGTGAGTTCTCCTGCCCATTCATCTACGATTGACATCTTGCTCCTCCTGTTCTAATTCTTTTTTTAATCTAGCAACCTCACCTCGTAACACAAGGTTGCTAATATAAATCATCAGGGTATGACTTGAACCTTCCATAATTTTTTCAGTGTTCCAACCTTGATCCTCAAATGTTTTTCCAGTAATTTTTTGCAAACAATCACCACACAAATTAATCATTGTCATTCATTTCTTTCCTGGTGACGGAAAATCACACCATCCCAACCGACACAACCACTCATCAATATAGTCATCAAAATCATCTTTTTCATTTATTTCATCACATTCTTCTAAATTGCTTTCTATTAATCTTACATAGATACTGATCTCCAGAAGTTTTTTCTGAAGATCAACAAATTCGTCTTCCGACATGTTCATCACATCAAATATATATTCAGGATGTACATTAGGCATAGATTCCGCCGCTATTCATTCCCATTATAACCAGGAAGAATTCCTTTACTTTTATTTGCTTCCTTTGCCAATTTATTTTTCATTGTAACTTCAGTAAGACTCTTGGCACCGTGTTTCATCTTGATCCACTCTCCATGATGTTTCGAGCAGAGATGCCCACTACCACCAAATTCTAGTCTAAATGCAGTATTAACCCTAGCTTCGTATTTACCCCTTCCCACTTTGTTATGTGCCTCTCTTTCACAGCCAGGTACACAACAAATCGGTCGTTTAGGAGGTTTTACTTCTTCGTATTTTCCAGTTTCTAAATTAAATAATACTTCCATTAACTTATTGCCTCTATAAAATTATCTAAGATAACTTTATTAGAAACCTTAGAACGTTGATTTTTCTTGAATGCCGTAGTCAACACACGTTTGGTCGCATCAGCAGCGACGCCATCCAAACTGTCTGCTTCGACTTTCAAATCTTTACCGCCACGAATGACGTACAATTCAGTATAACCATCGTGTTTCAATAGTGTCACTGATTTTTCTTTATTCAATTTCTTACTGAAATCCTTGAAATGTCCATATGGTTTGTCTCCATTAGGATCGATTTGTTGCGCCAATTCTCCACTACCAACTCTGTCTACAATGAAGAAACCGAGTACGTTGGTGTCGTAGCGAATTGCGAGGTGTCTTAACAGGGCATTGGTTATATTGTGAGTTCGTTTGACTCCAATACTTTCTTTTGTGACGGGGTCGACAATGTACGTCATTGTCTTTCCCCACCAATTCGCAGAAATCGTCTTATAACCATATGTCCCTTCTGGGTCATACATGAGAGTATTTCCATTAGATGCACCGTCTGTCAAGTAAATAACGTTGACTTTTTCCAGACGATTCGCAGCCTTAAACTTTTCGTAAATATCGAAAGTTGCTAAGACTGCATCATTGAGTGGTGTAGAACCCAGAGAATCACATGTTCCCCAGTGTCCTTTTTCGAGACAATCTGCCAGATAATAAATGTTCCATAGTGCGGTGTCAAATTCCCTGTTGTTCATACGTGAACTCAGGTAATTTCGCAAATTGAAAGGACTGAAAATAAGATCATCTACTTTGTATTTAAGAGTATAATCAATTTCTTTGTCAATATTCGCATCCGTGAACGTGTAAATCTCAAAAGGTATATTCACTTTCTTACAGAACATCGCCAGTGTTATCGTCTGCTTGATGGTGTCAAAAAGAGAACCATGCATACTCCCAGACCAATCGATGAACATCAGCAAACCGTGATTCTTACCACGTGGGATGCTTGTCACACGACGAAACAGGTCGTCATTAAATTTGTAAGAATGAATCTTATTTGTGTCGATTACACCAGTTTTTGCGGTGTTTGCCTTTGCGTACTCAGCGGCAGATTTTTTCATCTCAAAACCTTTTGCGAGATAATTAACAGTCTTGGTGATTGACTTCTTGAAATGTTTAAAATTTTTGAATTCATATTCCGAGTCTCTTCCTCTTAACCAAGTTGAAATTTGTTTATTACAAATCTTATGGTCGATGATAAATTTCTCTGATGATACACTGGGTATCTTTGCATAGACATATTCTGATGTTCTTTTTGTTGCAGTGTCTTTCATGCTCTCATTGAAGTTTTCTTGAGTTTCAGATTCTTCCAATTGTTCATCTTCTTCTTCCTGTACAGGATCAGTACCACTAGAAGATTCTTCCTCTTCACCTTCTTCAGTGTCATCAGAAAAATCATCAACAAAATCTTCTTCAGCTTCACTATCTGTATCAGAAGATTCCGGAGTTTCCTCTAATTCTTCCATTTCGTGTTCGTAGATTTTCTTGACGATTTCCATCACAGTAGCGAAATTTTCTGCATTTTCTATTTCGTCTATGATTTCCTGTTCAGTTGTGTCTAGAGGAACATCAATGTGTGAACCAATCTTGAAATGCAAATTGATTTTATCTATTAGTGAGTAACTAGAGAGTTCTCTTCCGGTAGTACCAAAAAAGTTTTTCTCCACTAATTCTTCGTAACCCTTGTAAAAATTCTTACGCAAACCAGGAAATTTACGTTTTATTTTTTTCTCTATTCGTGCATCCTCGACTACGTTTATGAACGATTTCACTGCCATTACGTTGTCGGGATCGATGTCCTTTGCGAGTTCTACGAAATTTGTGTTGGGGGTGAACAGTGCATGACCGACTTCGTGTCCTACGAGAAGATCATAGACGTCCTTCGATGCATCCTTCCAGATGGGGAGACCCAATACACGGTTCTTTACGTCAAAATATGCAGTTGGGATGTTTTTGTGTTCTACAGAAATGTCCTCAGTTGCGAGGAGTTTTGCTAAATTGTTTCGAGATTCTTGATTCATTATATAAAGTCCTTTTCAATTGTTTTCTCTACTATATTAGACGCATTGGAAGAGGAAAGGTTTAGGGTAAAAGTGGTTTTTTTCGATATTATTTTGGAAAAATTCTTGGGGAAAAAATATTGAAAAATGGTTAACTGGATTACTTTCGGGATATACAGTACTAGTAGCATTGTCCGTTCCACGGCAGGTCCGACTGTTGTTTTCCACTAAGCCGTTTTAAAAATACGTGTCAAAATGACAAATTGTCAAAATGACACGAAATTGCTGATTTTTCCCCTAAAATGGGGTAACATCGACCTCATCAGAGTTTTCCTCGATGGAAATCGTCGAATGGTGAGTTTTTGAGGATCCTGCAGGATCTACCTCTGCATCGACTTTTGAGTATAAATCCCGAAAACTTTCTTTTGTTTCATCATCGAATCGTTGTATGCAAAGATCGATCGCCTTCGCACGATCCTGAAAAATAGAATATGCCTTTGTAATATGGACAAGACGGCGAGTACTGATAATTTCATCAACTCCACCATCATAGTAAGTTTTTCTGATAATATCTGCCCAATTCACTAAATTTTGCACATAATCATCATCTTTTAGACCAAAAGTGTTAAAATTCTTACTTAAGATCTTTTTTTCAGTTGAAACGGCAGGATATTCCTGTTCCAAGGTAATTGCAAATCTTTCGAGGAATGCCTCATTTAAGATATTCGTGCCAATGAATGCCCCACTCTCACTGCCTTTACCTTTAGTATTTGCGGTAGCAATGATTGTAAAACCATCTGCAGGACGAATCCACTGATTGATTTTTTTGAGGTAAACACCTTTTCCTTCAAGAACGGGTTGCAAACACAAAATCTTGTTAGACGCCAAATCTACCTCATCTAACAGTAGTACAGCACCACGTTCCATAGCATCAATGACGGGACCTTTGTGAAAAACGGTTTCACCATCAACTAGACGAAATCCCCCTAAGAGGTCATCCTCATCAGTCTCTATAGTGATATTCACACGGATCATATCTCTTTGAAGTTTTGCACATATTTGCTCTACCATGAAAGTTTTACCATTTCCGGAAAGTCCCGTAATAAAGGTAGGATAGAAATAACGAGATTTTACGATAGATTCCAAATCCTTGTGATTTCCCCAAGGAACATAGGTTTTATCAGTATCTGGTATAAAACTGATAATTGTCTCAACTTCCTCAGAAGTATCAATTACCTCACCTTTGATGGCATTTCCGGTAATTGCGGGTGTAGTAACAGGAACAGGAATATTAACGGAAATATCAAGTTTAGTGGTGTCAACGGCATATTCGCCTTTTGCAACGGTATTTGCCTTCAACCACTTTGGAGGATATTTTGAAATATCTTCATATTTCTCGGACAATTCAACTACCTGCGACCGAGTGATAGTAGGGATATCCCCAAATTCTGCTTTTACAGCCATCAAAAATTCTTGTTGCTTGTTAGTCATTATTTAAAATCTCCATCAAAGTTAATATTAAAGGTTTCTCTCATTGTTTATACTATAGTATAACATATTTTGGATCAGTTGTCAAGTAAAAAAGCGGTTAATCCTTGAAAAAAGCGGTTATTATTCATTTTATTTCTTTTGTGTGTTTTATGTCTACACTCTATTAAACGAGCGTCAGACGGGAAAGGTTTACATAAAAACCATTTTTATTTGGATTTTCACCATTTTTCTGAGTTTTTCTGTATTTTGTGGTGTCGCAGGGACTTTTTTGGGTGTCAGATGGGGATTGAGGACTTTTTCCTTGAGTATGGTGTGATTCCTGAAAAATTCTGTGTGTTTCTTACTGCTTACAGGGCATCTTGGGACTCCGTACGGATGCGGGATCAACTCCACGTGGAACGTTGTTTATATGGCATTTATTTATTGCACGGATCCGTGCAACTTTTAAGTACATTGCACAATTTTTAAGCAAACTCCAAAAACGCATCAGAGAAATCTGTCGCAACTGTGTTTTCCAACCAATCATCAAAATCTAACGACTCTACGGATTCGGATTGATGTATCAACATAGCCAAATCTAAGACAGATTTCCCATTGAGTTCTTCACAAGGTTCTAATGCTAATTGCATTCTCATCCCCATCGGAACATCACCGTATATTTCTGTTCCATCATTATTAATCTCGTGGAATCGTTTCCGTTTCGTAGTTTCTATTCTTGTCATTTTTCAATTCCCTTTATCTTAAAGTTAAATCTACATATGGGTCTTGTTTTTTCCCATTAAAATAAGAATTAGCTTTATATTCAGCATTCTCTAACTCAGTAGCAGTATACCAATCACCACCTAAATCATGTGGATCTGCAATATTAAACTCAACTTCTAAATTGCCATGTTGTTTTTGTAATACTTGCAATTTGTATATCAATTGTACTAATGTCACTTTTCATTCTCCTTTAGTTAATCGATGCCAATTTTCTGAATTACTCATTATGTTATATATTGTCTTTGCATACTCTCGTCTTGCTTTAGTAGCGGCAACGATATTGATTTCTACTGCTTTTTTTATTTCTTCTGGAGAAACTCTATCAAGAAGTATTTCAACAGTGGAATCAGATCCTAGAGTCCATTCATCTTTTGTTTCTTTCTTTAATAGTATTTCTTTTAAAGTTTTTATTACATCATACACGCCTGGATGCATTTTCTATCTCCTCGGTCAATTCAACAATTCTATTAGACTTCCAGATTTCTTCAAAATTTACATTCGTGTTATAGTTCTTTACTTGTATTAGTTGTGCCTTGAGTTCTCTCAATTTCTTGCGGTATAAATCTTCTTGTTTCTTTTGCATAATTTCTCCATATTTTATTCAATGTTGGATTCTCTTGTAATAATATATACCAATCACGTTCTGGAATTTGTTCGGATAGGTAGCATTCTATATATTGTCTTGCCTTGTGGATATTCAATTTTCAACTCCTCGTGCCCAGCGTTCAGTGAGGGATTGATTACGTTTATAAGTTTCTAGTAATTTTCGTAGTTTGTCGTTGTCGTCACTAAGAGTTTTATTCTTATTTTCGACTTTTGTATTTACTGTCATCAACCAAGCATTGCGGGCCTTGAGTAACTCAATTTCTTGTTGGGGTGTAATCTTACCTTTTTCCACCATAGTAAGGTACTCCATGTCCTTCGACCATTAGTTGATTATTAATAGAGGTTTTAAGGGTTTCTTCGTAAGTTTCACCGTCGTCGTCCTCTTCAATTTCTATTCTGAAATAGAATAGTTCCCCGAGGCAACGACCGTACTTACCGACACCATGAGATTTCAAGAAAACTTGATTGTTTTGTTCATCGAGAATTTCTATGAGTCGTGCCTTTGCGGCGAGTCCCAATTTCTTCTCGGCGAGGTCTCTGGTACGTGATTCTGGTGCGTTAATGCCGTAGAGTCTGACTCGGATCTTTCGGTGTGTTGAAAATCCTAGGTCGACGAGGGCATCAACGGTGTCACCATCGACGACCCTTAGGATCGTCGCATCGTATACAAACATATCAGCAAAGGCCATCATCATTCACCAAGTGTCTCAATCCTTCATTTCTGTTGACGTTGATTGCATATGCAGTTTTCATACGTCGGTTGCTTAAATTGTCTTCCGATTCTAGGGGTTTGATGTCATTGACGAGTACCCTTTCACCGGAACCTAAATTGTAAATAATTTTATCCCATATGATCCCAAGACGTTCAAGTGCCTTCTCAGTGTGTTTTGCGTGTCTACTGAGTCTGGCAGTCGTCAGGATAATATGTTGATCTGAAATCGTTTTGAAGAATTCAAGAACTCCGGGTAACAGTTCTTCACCGTCTTCCTTTTCGTGACTCGAAACTTCAATTTCATTATCGTTCCTGTGTTTCAGGATTGTGCCGTCAATGTCTATAAACCACGTTCTTGTCATTCTGGCAATAACCCCGGAAATGCTTGGTTAACGACTCTTGCGGTTAAACCCTTATATGGCAATCGTCGGTTGACAATTTCTATCAACAAGTCTGCCTCGGATGTGTGCAATTGTTTCAGTGCTGTAATAAAATCATTTTCGCATTCTGCTAAATTACGAAAACCTGCTGACTTTGCTTGTGCAGTCAACTTACCGTCGAATTTACAATAACGACCGAAACGCATTGCCAATTCTTCTAATTGTACCTCACACAAGGCCCAATTTTTTTCTGGATTCTCCTCGAATGGAGGTTTGCTATCTGGAACTAACCACTCGATTCTCTTGTCAAATGCACTACGGAGTATAGCGAGTAGTCCATCAGTTCGGTTCTCTTTTAATATTTCTGCCTTGCGATTAATTGATTTTTCATCAGCAACATCTTGAAAAAATTCTGGTAATGATTTATTCGGCATCGTTAAAACTCCTCTATATTTTCAGTCAAGTTCTTCAACCTCTTGTGTATAAAATAATTTAATAGACCTGATCGGTCATTGCATTCATATTCATAGTAATTCGTCGTTATCTCATTCTCCAATGATTCGGGAATGAGGTTCAAATCAATGAGTAAGCGATTACGTTTGTAACCACGCAACATTTCATAATCACAAAACATCTCCGGCTCTTGTTTGAGCCATGCTTGCAATTTCTTCGTGGATAATGGTGCTTGTCTTCCTCCGTTAACAAACACATCGTCCTTCGATAGGAAATTCGGAATGCCATCACCCCGATCTCCTTTCATTATCTGTTCTTTTAAAAAATCATCGGGTGCTGGATCATCGAGGAACTTTTTTTGAATAGGCGAATACTGCTTGACATGATCATAAGATTGTAGCTGCACAAAATCCTTGTCGCCGGAAAGAATGATAGTGTCATCTTCCTCAATTTTACACACGATGGCAATGATGTCATCTGCCTCAGCAGTGTCAAACTCCAAAACCTTGTAAGGAAATACAGACTTGAGTTCTGCTTTCACCTCATTCAAGCATCGGAAGATTTCACTCCAATCAAACTCAGATTCCTCTCTGTTCTTTTTTCGGTGTGCTTTGTAATACGGGAATAGTTTTCGTCGCCAATAATTTCTATTGTCACAAGCAATCACCAACTCCCCATAATCTGTTAAAAATCTACGTCGGTAGGAACGGAGAGAATTGAGGACCATGTGTCTCACCAATCCTTCATTGACTCC